GAGTCGCTGAGCATTCCCAGACCGCCTCGGCCCTCTCTGCGCAGATCATTCTCGCCGCCGGCTACAGCCTCAGCGACCTCGATCAGTACGCGTCGAGCGCACAAACAGCCACCGAGGTTACCGACCGACGTAGTCAGTCCGAGCGCACCCGCGACCGCAAGGGCCTCGCCTGGCAGGCCGGGCTCAGTGCCCTGTCGCAGGCGCTCATGGAGGTCGATGCGGCCGTCTTCCCGGGCAAGGGCGGTCAGCCGATCGCCCCGCCGAGTGTGGAGTTCACCGCGCAGGCCACCCCAGACCCGACGCAGGTGGCGCAGCAGATCAGTTTCCTGCGCTCCGCCGAAGTGCTCTCACGTGAGACGGCAGTGCGCATGGCCAACCCCGGCTGGACGGACGAACAGGTGGGTGCAGAGCTCGACCGGCTCGCAGCCGAAGCACCCGCAGACCCGGGCACTTTCGGACGCTACGACCCCGACGACGGAGACGGCGAGAAGGTGTAGACCATGCCCCTGTACGTGCCACCTGCGGGCGCCGACCCGGCTGACCTCATCGAGCAGCTTGGCGCGGACATCGCCGACGTGTACAACCGCCTCGAGCTGCGCCTGCTCAAGCAGGTCGCCAAGAAGCTCCGCGCAGGCCGCAACACGTGGACGGCCGCTGACCGGGCACGCATCATCGCCGAGCTGCGCGACTACACGCAGCGGCTCGTCGCAGGGCTGCCCGACGACCTGCCCGCCCAGGTGATCGCAATCGCCGTCGAGCACGGCACCGTCGCCGCAGCCGCCGCCCTCGACGCCGCGAAGATCGTTCACTCGAAGACGGTTCCGACCACGACGGCCATGCAGCACGCGGTCGCCGCAGTACAAGCCGACCTCACCAACGCATTCGACCAGGTGCGCTCCCGCATCCTCCGCTACCCGGTCGACGAACTCGGCAACTGGCTCGGCGCCAACGGCGACATCTACCAGCGCACCATCGCCGACACTGTCACTGGCCCGCTCATGAACGCCGAGGTGAAAGAGTCCGCGCGGAGGCTGGCCGTGCGCCGCTTCCTCGACCAGGGCGTAACCGGATTCACCGACAAAGCAGGCAGGCGGTGGCGCATCGGCACGTACGCGGAGATGGCCACCCGCACCGCCGTAACCCGCGCCTACACCGACGCCACCGTCTGGCAGTCACAGCAGGCCGGCATCAACCTGGCACAGGTCGTCATCGGGCACACCGCCTGCTCGCACTGCGGCGCCTGGGCCGGGAAGACCCTCTCCACCGATGGCACGCCGGCGGGCGACTACCAGATTCCGTCGATGCTCGGCGACGGGACGGTCACCGTGCACGTCGACGGCACCGTCGACGAAGCGCGCGCCGCCGGCTGGCAACACCCCAACTGCCGCTGCTTCCTCGTGCCGTACATCCCGGGCGGCACGTCGACGGACACGAACCTCACCCGCTACGACCCCGACGCCGAGGCCGCCCGCGACAAGCAGCGGTACCTCGAACGGCGGGTGCGTGACTTCAAACGCCGTGCGGCGACCGCCGAGGATGACGCCGAGGCGACCAAGTGGAAGCGCCGCGCCCGAGACGAGCAGGCACGTATCCGCTCGCACGTCGCCGAGCATGGCCTTCCGCGCCGCAGCCGCCGTGAGCAGCTGTGGTTTTCAGACGGGCGTGCAAGCGCCTGACCCGAATACCTCTCACCCGTGGGGCTTGCTCCGTCTCCACGGGTGAGAGCACCACCCTCCACGGAGAAACCGGAGCAAGGAGACACCATGACGACATCCATTCCACGCATACCACGTCCTGCAGTGGCGGCACCCCCGCTGATCGCCAACAGGCCCCGCCTGCGCTTCCTCGATGGCGCCGCAGACGGCGAGGGCGCCAGCACACCGCCCGCCACACCACCCGCACCCGCACCCGCACCGGCACCGCAGCCGCCCGCCCCGGCAGCCCCGGCCGCACCGGCACCCAAGCCCGAACCCAAGGGCGTCGACCCGTACATCAAGCAGCTGCGCGAGGAGAACGCCGAGCGCCGCATCGCCGCCAAGCAGGCCGCCGACGCCAAGGAGGCCGCCGAGAAGCGCGCAGCCGACCTCGAAGCCCAGCTCAAGCAGCTGCAGGTCGAGGCCGCCGTGCGCAACATCGCAGCGAAGCCCGACATCAACGGCAACGCATCCGCGCTGCTCGACTCCCGGGCACTCGCCAACAAGCTCAAGTCGGTGGACCCGACTGATACCGCAGCCGTCGAAGCCGCGGTCAAGGAAGTGCTCGAAGCACGACCTGATCTGAAGAACAGCCCCAAGGTGCCGGCAAGCTCAGGAAGCACCCCACACACCGGCGGGCACACCACCAAGGCCCCGAACCTGCAGCAGGCCATCGCCCAGCAGATCGAAGCCCAGTTCAACGTGAAAGGAAACTGACCCATGCCCGTCTCCCTGGCAGAAGCCAAGAACAACACCCTCACCCCGCTCGACGCGAACGTCATCGACGAGTTCCGCAAGGAATCCGCCATCCTCGACACCCTCGGGTTCGACGACGTCGTGTCCGCTACGTCCGGCGGCGGCGGCGTCCTGAGCCATTCGTACCGTCGCCTGAAGACTCAGCCGGACGCTGCGTTCCGTGCGCTCAACAGCGAGTACACGCCCAGCAACGTCGAGACCGAGATCAAGACGAGCGCGCTGGCCGTGCTCGGTGGAAGCTTCGAAGTCGACCGTGTCATCGCGGGGCTCGGCGCGGCCGCATCGGGCGCCGTGCAGGTCAACCTCCTGCAGAAGATCAAGGCGACCACCACGAAGTTCCAGGACGCCGTCATCAACGGCGACACCGCCACCGACGCGAACGCCTTCGACGGCCTCGACAAGGCCCTCACCGGCTCGTCCACCGAGGTGAACGCCGACGGCACCGGCACCTACGACTGGGCTGATCTGTCCACGCAGGAGAAGGTGTTCAGCATCTACGACCAGCTCGACGACTTCCTGTCGCTGCTCGACGGCACACCCACCGTCATCGTCGGCAACCGTGACGTGCTCGCACGCCTGCGCGCCGCCGCACGCCGCGCCAACCAGTACGTCGAGTCGCCCGTCGATGGCCTGAACGGCCCGTCGGGTCGCCCGATCGTCCGCCAGACCATCGGCAACGGCATCATCCTCGTCGACGCCGGGAACAAGGCTGGCACCAACGACCCGATCATTCCGACCACCGACGGCAAGACCGACCTGTACGCGTACCGTGTCGGCCCCGACGGCTTCTACGGCGTCACCACCATCGGCGGCACCGTTGTGAAGACGTGGCTGCCGGACTTCACCAGCAGCAACGCGGTGAAGAAGGGTGAGGTCGAGCTCGGCCCCATCGGCGTCGAGCTGCGCGCGACCAAGGCAGCCGGGGTGCTCCGCAACATCAAGGTGCGGTGATCGTCATGGCGAATATCGCAACCCCCGTTGAGGGCTTCACCGGCCATGTCGCCGGGGTCGCATTCGAGAACGGCATCGGCAGAACCGACAGCCCGACCGCGCTCGCCTACTTCCACCGGCATGGTTACACGGTCGTCCAGGACGAGGCCGAAGAGCCTGCATTCCCCGAGGGCGAACCGACAGACAAGTGGACGGTCGGACAGCTGACCGCCTACGCGGCCACGCACGGCGTCGACCTCGGCGACGCGAAGAAGAAGGACGAGCTGCTCGCCGCACTCGTCCCGGCCGAATAGCACGACAGGAGCAGGGCAATGAGCTACCAGCCTCACGCAGTCGCGCAGGACTACCTCGACTTCACTGGCGAGGATCTACCCGACGGCTTCACCGAGCCGAAACTCAATGCCCTGCTCCGTCGCGCCTCCCTCACTGTCGACGGCTACCTCCCCCGCGGGGTGGTCGTCGACAGTGACGACCTCGACATCGCCGAGACGCTGCGCGACGCCACCTGCGCGCAGGCCGCCTGGTGGGTCGAGACCGCCGACGGCGACCCGTCTGGCGCGGCAGGCGTCTACGACTCCGTGTCCATCCTCGATGTGACCCTGTCGAAGCGCGCCAGCAGCAGCGACGGCAGCGACGATGTGCGCATCTCCCCCGAAGCGGTCAGCATTCTCAAAGCCGCCGGGCTGCTCACCATGATCGTGAGGCACCGCTGATGAGAATCGACCGGTACCTGCCACACAGAAACCTCGTCACCGAGCACCTGTACAAGGGCTCCGGCCCCGACGGCGACATCTATCAGAAGCTCACCGTGCCGCGCGCGCTCATCGTCGACAAAGTCATGATCGTGCGCGACAAAGACGGCGTCGAAGCGACCTCCACCTGTCAGGTGGCTGTACCCCTCAACTACCTGTGCACTGCCGGGTCGGAGATCACCGTGTGGGCCGGCACCGACCAGGAGCGTCGCACGAAAGTGATCGCCGCCGCACGCGCCGAATACTCGGCGGCCACACCGAACCACGCCACCCTCTACTGCGAATGAAGGTGATCTCATGGGCATCCGCTTCGACTTCACCCCCGGCAGCATCAACACCGCCGGCATCGAGCAGGCCATCGCCACCGGGCTCACCCGCGCGGCGAAGAGTGTGGCAGCCAAGTCGCTCCCGCTGACCCCCATGCTCGACGGCGACCTGCGCGGATCGCAGCAGGTCACCGAGGCCAGCGCCGGAGATCTTGAGGCCACTGTCAGCTACGACACCGTCTACGCGGTGCGTCGCCACGAAGAGACCGGCGTGCACTTCACCGAGCCCGGCACCGGCGCCAAATACCTCGAGAAGCCATTCAACGCTTCCAAAGCGGAGTCCCTGCAGATCATCGCACAGGCGGTCAAGGAGCAGCTCGGATGACCGACCACATCAGCACGTACACGCGGCAGGTACTCGTCGGGTTGGCGCAGCTCCTCGCGGACAACGACATCGGCGCCTACAAGCCCGATGGGTATGCGGCCAGTGACGTCGGCATCGTCTTCGGTTCCTGGCCGAAGACCCCGGCCACAGCAATCAAGCTCAACGCCTACGACGAGGTCATCCGGTCAGGCATGGTCACAGACCTGTACGTGCAGATCGCCACACGCACCACCAAGTCCTACCTCGGCGCGCTCGACATCGTCGACGCCATTCGCGACCTGCTGCACCGCAGATCACACTTCGCCCTCGGCGACGTCACCATCGGCCTCTGCGTACGCACCTCGCTCATGGATCTCGGACGCGACACCACCAACGACCTGTACGAGCACACCTCGAACTTTCGGCTCACCGGCCTCCGCTGGATGCAGCCGGTCCATACCCCGCAAGGGGACTGATCAATCCCACACCCACCGCCTGAAAGGACATCATCATGGCCGGAACCACCTACGCTGACATCGCACCCGGAACCGGAGACGTTGCCAACTCCTACGAGCTCATCCTCGACATCTACACCGGCGAGATCGCCGACCTCGCACCCGGCGGCACCGTCGACCCTGAGAAGTGGCTCAACTGCCCCGAGATCAGTGCCCTGAACCCGAAGTTCACGGACACGATCAAGGAGATCACGAACTACGCCTACAAGGGCAGCCCCGGCAAGAGCAAGAACGGCACCACCGTCGAGCTGTCATTCACCGTCACCAAGCGCCGCGTCGCAGGCGGCGTCGAATGGACGCCCGAATATCTGGAGCTCAAGTCGCGTGCCGACGCCGACGGGGAGGCCAACAAGATCGGCATCCGCTGGTACGACGCGCTCGGCGCCTCCGAGGCATACCAGGGAGTCTTCCTCGTCGGCCACCCGGAACGTCAGGGCACCGGTGACGACGACACCGCCACCGACCAGTTCACCCTGCAGTCCGACGGCAAGGTGACACCCATCACCAACCCGAACAAGCCCGTCGCACCGTAACCAGCAGATCCACCCCTCGTGGCCCCGGCAGCACCCATGTGCCGGGGCCACACCCATTGAACGGAGCACAGCATGACCAACATTCACTTCGAAGAGCAGAGCCGCAACCTCATTGCCATCATTGGCGACCGTGGCGCAGACGACGCCCTCGTCTACGACATCAGCCCCGTCAACATCAAGGCAGGCAAGCACCTGCTCGACGTCACCATTGGTATGGGCCTCGGGGTCGCCACCGACGCCGATGTGATCGGAGCATACCGGACCGCACTTGGCGAGGAGAACTTCACCCGCGCCCTCGGCCCCATCGTCGACGGCGACATCACCGGCGACGGCGAGCTCCGCCCAGCCGAGTACGAGCTGCTCGTCAACGGCGCCCTCTTCTGGCAGGCGCACGGCGGCGGCATCGACCTCGTCCAGCAGCTGCAGGCTGGTGAGCCGCTCCCAAAAGTGGCGGAAGCATACCTGACGCGGGTGGGGGTGACGCCGGAGAAACTCGCGACCTTGAGAGCTTCGATCGCGAGCAATACCGAGTCGTCAGAGCAGACGGAACCGTCTGGTACAACATCCCCCGGTGGGTCAGAGAAGAACTGACCCGCAGACAGCACGAAACAGAGCGCGCCACGCGCACCGCGCAGGCCGCAGCGCAAGGACTGCGCCTGCAGATCGCTGACATTGAACGGCAGGCGCTCATCCACTGGGATGACGCGGTCGCCCCCGACCTGCACCAGCACTTCGGCATCGACGTCGACGACCCCGCCACCGAGCAGCGCTCCTGGCACTGGTGTTACCGCCGCCTGATGGCACTGCTCGACATCCCCATGACACGCATCAACCGCATCCTGGAGGCAGAGCATGGCATCAGCTGAGGTCGGGCGTCTCCGCGCGGTCTTCGAGTCAGTCGGCGCAGACAAGGTGATCGCCGACATCAAGAAGACCGAGCAGGGCATGGCCAAGGTCGGGCAGGCCAGCAAGGAGTCGTCGTCGAAGCTCGACGCCCAGGGCAAGGCTGCACAGAGGGCTGGCAGCGACCTGGTGTCGGCTGCGACGAAGGGTGCGGCCGCGCAGAAGCAGGTTGGCACCGCGTCCGACGATGCAAGGGGCAAGCTTGACGCCCAGGGCAGGGCGGGGAAATCTGCCGGTGAGCAGGTCGCTGCCGGCGCTACCCGCGCAGTGTCGGGCACGAAGCAGGTAGCCTCCGCGGGCGAAGAATCGCGTGGCATCCTCTCTCGCATCGGCGACGCCGCCCGAGAGTGGCCGTCGAAGATCGGTGCGGCCGCGTCGAACGTGAAGGCGAAACTGTCGCAGATTCAGGACGCCGTGCAGGAGCACGAGCAGTCCATCAGCGCGGTCGGCTCCACATTCACCCGTGTAGGGCTCGCAGCAACCGCTGGCCTTGGCATGGTCGTCAAGACGAACATGGATTTCGAGAGGTCCATGTCCCAGGTCAAGGCGGACACGCACGAGACCGCAGACAACATGAACAGGCTGCGCGACGCGGCTGTCGAAGCGGGCGCGAAAACCGCTTTCTCTGCGACGGCGTCTGCGCAGGCCATTGACGAGCTTGCAAAGGCTGGCGTGTCCACGCAGGACATCCTCTCTGGTGGCCTGTCAGGTGCCCTGGATCTTGCCGCCGCAGGCTCTCTCGACGTCGGGCAAGCGGCCGAGATCGCAGCCACCGCGCTCAGCACATTCGGTCTGTCCGGCAACCAGATGGGGCACGTCGCCGACCTGCTCGCCGCCGGCGCAGGGAAAGCACAGGGCTCCGTCAACGACCTGTCGCAGGCTCTGAATCAGAGCGCGCTCGTCGCCAAGAACACCGGTCTGTCCATCGACGAAACGACCGGCGCTCTGGCGATGTTCGCGTCCAAGGGTCTGATCGGATCTGATGCCGGCACCAGCTTCAAGAGCATGCTGCAGGCACTGAACCCGAACAGCAAAGAGGCCGCCAAGCTGATGAAAGACCTGAACATTCAGGCCTACGATGAGCAGGGTAAATTCATCGGGCTCGCGCAGTACGCGCAGAAGCTCAAGGATGGCCTGTCCGGCCTGTCCGAGGAGCAGCGCAACGCGGCCCTCAAGACGATCTTCGGTTCCGATGCGGTGCGCGCGGCGACCATCCTTTACGAGGGCGGTGCCGACGGCGTCAATCAGTGGACTAACGCTGTCAACGACGCCGGTTACGCCGCTGACACTGCCTCCACCATGCAGGACAACCTCGCCGGTGACCTCAAGAAACTCGGCGGCTCATTCGAGTCGGTCTTCCTCAAGTCCGGGTCGGGTGCGAACGGCGTCCTCCGCGACATGGTGCAGCACCTCGGCGAGGTCATTGACTGGATCGGGTCACTCGACCAGGAGACACTGCAGAACGGTGTCACCGTCGCCGCATGGGTCGCAGGCATTGGCCTTGGCGTCGGCGGGCTCCTCAAACTCGTCACAGGCGTCTCGAACACGATCGCCGCGCTCAAGGACCTCAAAACTGCTTTCGACGCATTGCGCGGTGCAGACACTGTCCTCGACAGCACTGGCGGCAAGGTCGATGGCCTGGCCGGCAAACTTGGGGCCGCCCGGTTGGGCGCTATCGGCCTGACCGCAGCCCTGGTGCTCTCACTCTCTGGCGACACCAAGCAGGGCGAGACGGCTGAGCAAGCAGTCGCCCGTCTCACGCAGGCGATCCTCGAGGCGAAGAACGGCACTGATCTGCTCGACAGCAGCTGGCAGACCGTGGGTCGGGATCTCAGCAACGGCAACCTGTCCGAGCCGCTCGATCAGCTCGGGCAGGCGCTCGGGAAGGTCGCGTCCACTGATCTGCCAACCGCGCAGGCCGCGTTCGCCCGCATGGCGGAAACGTATGGGCTGAACAATGATCAGCTGGCGCAGGCACTTGATCAGATGCCCGCCTACAAGCACGAGCTCGAGCGGCAGATCACCGCCGCCGGCGGTGTCGTCACCCAGCAGTCGCTCATGGCGCAGGCACTCGGCGACACTGCGATCGCTGCCGACGGAACCACAGCAACCATCAACGGTGTCACCTACGCCTTGCAGAAGATCCCCGGCCAGCAGACCACCACCATGGTGGCCATCGATCAGGCGTCGGGAAAGATTGACGTCGTCAATGGGAAGCTCCGCTACATTGACCATGACGGTATTGCCCGCGAGGTCGAGATCACCGCGAACACGGTCGGCGCGACACAGGAGATCGACGGCGTCACCTACGAGCTCATGCAGATCCCCGGCACCACCGAGACCACACTGGTCGCTCAGGGTGACGACGCGCTCAAGACGATCAACGGCGTGCAGTACGCGGTGCAGGAAATCGACGGCAAGAACGTGCTCGTCAAGGTCAATGCCGACGGTGCGAAACGTGATCTGAACGACGTGTCTAATCTGAAAGATCAGATCGGGCAGGATCAGTCTTTCAATCTGACTGCGAATGACCAGGCGACGACGACGATCAACGGCGTCAAGTATGTTCTCGCGACGATTCCGGAGACTGGCGAGACCACACTGATTGCACAGGATCAGGCGACATCCGTCATCGATGGGGTCACCCGCTCCGTGGCGACAATGCCCGACGGGTCGACCGTCCTGATCGCACAGGATCAGGCGAGTGTCGTCATCGACGGAGTCACCTACAAAGTTGAGACGATGCCTGACGGGCACTCCACGCTGACCGCTGACGATCAGGCGTCAGCGCCGGCCGGTGATGCGCTCGACGCGGTGACTGCGATCCCCCAGTCGTGGAACACGGACATCAACGCTAACAACAACGTTGGGGCACCGACCGCGTCGGCGGCGTCCATGATCACATCGGTGCCCGACCGGAACAGCCAGTTGAACGCGTCGAACAACACTGGCGGGGCCACTGCGGGTGCAACCGGCAACATCAACCGCGTGCCTGGGTGGCATGACACGGCGATCAACGCACAGGACAATGCGTCAAGCAAGGTCCAGTCCGTGCTCGACTGGATCAACAGCCTTCCCGCAGTGAAGACGGTGAAGATCGTGGCACAGAAGGTCGGCGACTTCGTCGGCGGGCTCTTCAACGCAGACGGCAACGTCTACGCTCCCGCGCAGCCCACGAGGCACTACGCGTGGGGCGGGATCGAGACGCACACCGCCCACATTGCTGCCGGCGGCGGAATGCGGCGCGTGTACAACGAGGAGGAGACCGGCGGGGAAGCCTACATCCCGCTGGCCGCGTCCAAGCGGGTGCGGTCGGTGGCGCTGCTCGGTCAGACGGCGGCAATCTTCGGCTACGACCTCGTGCCGCGAGGCAGCCGCCATGTCGCATTCGCCGACGGCGGAACGGCCGGGGTTAGTACCGGCACCAGCGCTGCATCTCACCCGAACATCGTCACCGACACAGGCCAGGACAGCAGGCCAATCATCGTGAACATCAGAGTCGACGGGCGCTCATACCCGAACGTCACCGATTTGGTGCAGCCGCTCGGGATTGAGTTCCGCAAGGCCATTGGAGGTGTGGTGCGATGACCGAGATCATCCTCAACAACACAGTGCACTTGTCGGGCGACCTGCCCAGTGGGGTGGGGCATTTCTTCCGGACCAGTGGCCTGCTGAACATGTCACCGAACGACACTGACGTGACCGCGAAAACGGTTGGGCATGGGTCTCACGTGGTGCGTGACGAGGACATTCGGCGCGGGCAACGTACCGTTGGTTTGGCCGGGTTCACAGTGGCCGACTCGCTGGACAGCATGGAGGCGTTGATTCAGGAGCTTGAACAGTGGCCTGAACGGCATGTGACCGCCCGGTTTGTTGGTCAGGGTCGTGACCTTGAGGTGACTGGCATTTGGACGCTTGAGCGCCCCACGTCACTGAACCCGGTGCAAACTGACTGGTCTGCGACGCTGCTGTGTGAGTCACCGTACCTGCTCAGTCATGACGCGCAGACCCTCTATTTGCAGGCTTCGGCAACGTCTGAGGGCGGGTTGCAGTGGGGGCCGGCTGGCCTTTTGTGGCCTCTGCAATGGGGGTCGTCTGGGCTGGATGGCAACTCGGGCATCGTATACAACGCTGGCAACGCTTTGGGTGGGCCGATCATTACGGTGCATGGGTCGTGGTCGTCTGGTGTGACGATCTCGGACTCTACTGGACGGTCTCTGGTGTATGACGGGCCGGTGCTGTCGGGGTCGCCTCTGACGCTGGATTGTGACCGGCGTGTGGCAACCGTGGGCGGTGTCAACCGCTCCTATCTGCTGTCCAAGCGGGAGTGGTTCACGGTGCCACCGAAAGGTGACCTCGGCTTGTCATTCCTGCCACACACTGCCGGGACCGGCTGGGCAGAAGTCAATTTCCAAGACCACTACCTCTAAGGAGTCTCTATGTCTATCGGGTATCCGATTTCTGATTCTGCTGGTGT